CTGTCGCGCCTTTACGCCCAGAGCCCCCGCCCCCACCTCCGCCAATTAAGATAGCTTCAACAACTTTTGCTCCAGCAGGCTTAGTCCATGTTGAGCTTCCGGGAGTCGAAAAAATTTGAACATCAGTTGACATTGTGGTTTTCAGAAAAAAGTGATTACAACGGCGAGGCCATCACCACCAGTGCCACCTGCTCCAGAGTTCCCAACAGAGTTCAGCGATGCGCCGCCTCCACCTCCGCCACCACCCCAGTTTCCACCGTCACCACCCGTACCCGCATTACCAGTACCCGAAGCACCGCCGCCATCGCCGCTCTCGCCGCCAAACCGGTATGCTGTCGTTAAGTCTGTACCTGCAGCCCCGTTTCCTGTAACAGAGCTAGCAGTAGGCGATGTCGTATTCCCGTTGATCCATGAGGGAGCAGTGCTTCTCGTAGTATTGCACCCTTGACCTCCAGCAATTACTGCGTTAGCCGAGGTTAAGCCTCCCCCTGCACCAGCTCCGGCTCCGCCCCCTGCAGACCCAGCACTTCCGGGATTTCCAGTGGCTGCTTGCCCGGCACCACCAGTACCACCTAACCCTTGTGAGCCTCTACCACCTTGCCCAGCAGTGGCTGTACCTGCAATACCTCCCGCACCACCTGTCCCACCAACTGCATACAGATAGGCTCCAAAGGTAGTATTTCCACCATTACCACCCGGATTGCCGTCTGAGGTATTCGTAGTCTGAGATGCGCCGCTTGTGCCGCCTGCACCGACTGTAACCGTAACGGTTGAAGTCAAAGACGTCGCACTGAACTCAGCGGTGGAATATGCCCCTCCGCCTCCACCTGCACCGCCCGCTCTTGCAGTGCTTGTCGCGCCTTTGCGTCCTGAACCTCCGCCACCCCCTGCGCCAACGAGAATGACTTGAACATCTGTTGCGTACGCAGGCTTTGTCCAAGTAGAGCTGCCTGTTGCAGAAAAAACTTGAATGTCAGCGCTTGAAAGAACACCTCTGCGAGTTATGAGGGCGTCCATTAAATCACCGTCACATAAATATCAAATGAATCGGCCGGAGTGCTTGTTGCATACAGCGTTATTTTGTTTGTTCCCGGAACCGCTCTGTAAACAAGAGCGTAGGCGTACTGCAGTGCTGTCACGTTTGCATAAGAGGCAGCAGATAAATTGAGATCGAGAATTACGGTATCTGTAGATGCAAGCCCCGTTAAGGTGACGTCTTGCGTGTACGGCCCTGAGCCGCTCCAAGATCCGCTAGACGCAGTGCCGGTATAAGTAGTAGCTGCAACAGCAGTGGCAGCAATCGTAATAGCGCCTGATCCATTCGTGATGCTAATACCTGATCCGGCAGTCAAAGTTGATTTTGTCAACGTGTTGCCGGTCGTGTTACCAATCAAAAGCTGACCGTCTGTGTATGTTGTTTGTCCAGTCCCTCCGTTATCAACGTCTAGCGTACCAGCAAGCGTAATTGTGCCAGAGGTTGTAATAGGGCCGCCGGAAGTAGTCAGGCCAGTTGCTCCTCCTGAAACATCTACGCTGGTAACTGTGCCGCTACCGCCTCCGCCCGTCGCGGCAATCGTGATTGCGCCGGAGCCATTCGTGATGCTGATGCCTGAGCCAGCAGTTAGCGTGGACTTTGTTAGCGTGTTGCCAGTGCTATTACCGATTAAAAGCTGGCCGTCAGTGTAGGTCGTTTGCCCGGTGCCGCCGTTTGCAATCGGCAACGTGCCTGTGACCTGAGTCGCAAGATCTACCCCGGACAAAGTTCCGCCGAGCGTCAAACTGCCAGAGCTTGTAACGGTGCCAGTCAGCGTAATCCCGTTGACAGTGCCAGTGCCGCCGACGCTAGTTACGGTTCCGACGTACTGATCGTTGGAAGTGACGGTGAAGTTAGGGTACGTCCCTGTGATAGACGTCGTGCCCGCCCCGGTCAGCGATACCACTTGGTCAGGCGCGGTGTTGGTGACCGTGATCGACCCAGCGCTTGTGATCGGTCCGCCGGATACAGAGATGCCCGTACCAGCAGACAGGTCAACGCTAGTTACGGTGCCCGTGTTAACCGCAGAAATTGTAACTGCGCCTGAGCCGTTACTAATGGTAATTCCAGACCCGGCAGTTAACGTCGATTTTGTTAGCGTGTTGCCAGTGCTGTTACCAATAAGCAATTGACCGTCTGTGTAGGTCGTTTGCCCGGTGCCGCCGTTCAAAACGCCAAGCGTTTGATCTAAGCTGAACGACTTTTCTGCCGGGTAAGTAACAAACACATCTTTGCTGTTTGCTGCAAAATTTACCGCAGCGCCGCTATTGGAAGATTCAAGGATGGTATCCCTTGACAGCGTTGTGCCAGCAGAAGTGTACGTTCCAATACCAACTTCCCAATCGCCAGTGGTGTTGTCGACAATGGCGTAGTAAGTCGTATTGCCGTTGCCAATAACGCTGAACGATTGAAAACCTGACGACGTTCCAGCAAGCGTTAAAGTACCAGTGCCAGCAGTAGAACTGGTTTCCTTAACTCGATCTTTTACAATCAAAGCCATGTTTTTGCCTTACTGCAGCGTTGGGCCAATTACTTCTACACCGCTTGCACGACCGTCCGGCCCACGAATAATCCGCTTGGGAGCTTTTAGCGTCTCCATTACTTCGCCAATGCGAGCAAGCGTTTTGTCGTGCATATCAGCCATGTTGCCATGCAGGGCAGACATTTGATTTAACGCTTGTGCGACGTTTGCGCCCAAATCTTGAGCAATTTTTTCGCTGACTGTTGTTTGTGCTTCAAGAGTTTGAAGATCTAAACCCGGATTGGCTTTGATTCTTGCAACCATGACTTGCGTTGCAACGTCTAGCTCCGCCTTCCATCGGTCAAACTGTTCTTTTTGATCCAACTGCTGTGCCTGCAATTGCGCCTCTGCCTGCGCTTTCATTTGCTCCATTTGCGTTTCGTGCTGCATTTTCAATTGCTCAATCTGAGCATCGTTTTGCAGCTTTGCTTGTTCAATCTGCATCTGAGTTTGAATCTTTTCTTGCTCAAACTGCATTTTCATTTGATCGCGTTGATATTCCATCTGAATCTTTGCTTGCTCAGATTGCGCTTCAATCTGCGCTCTTTCTGCTTCTGGATTGCTCTTTGGCATCCCTTGCTGACCTTTAAGCTGTTCAATTGCCTGATCAATTGTGCCTTCAATAGTTCTAGCGCCCTTAAACGCTCCAACTCCAAACTTGACCAATTCCATCATCATTGGAATCAGCTCAGGTGCGTTTTGACCAACCGGCAATGCTTGAGTGAGGAAACCACCAAACGCTTGCAGGAACTCAAGCCTGTCTTGCTTCTGCTGCTGTTCGTCAATCTGAACAAGACTGTCAGCCGCCACTTCAATGCGGAAGTTACGCAGCGGCCTATCCTTAATGAGCTGCATTGCTTGCGGGATAAGCTGCTGATCGGCAGGCGACATTTGAGACGCTGCGGCATATTCCAGAATAGTCTGCGGCTGGAACTTGCTGCAGATAATCTGCGCCTTAAGGCGGATTAGCTCAGACGCAAAAAGCGCAACATCCTCTTGCATTGAGCGAAGACGAAGGCCCGCATACTGGCCCTTGATCTGTTGCGCCGTCGCAGTTTCGCTTGCGTAACTCGCACCGCGAATAATGTCCGAGATGCCGGTAATTTCATAAATCTGCGCCTTAATGTCGGCACGCGCCTGATAGCACTGAGCAAGAGCAGCCGCCAGCGTATCCAGCGGCAACAGGTCAATCGACCCCTTCAAACCGCCCTTCTCGCCAAACGCCAGCCACTTGTCAACCGGAATCAGGCTGTTGTTATCGCCTTCCGTCAGAAGCCTCTGCAAGGCAGGCTGACTGGCATCGTAAACGCCGCGCACCCGCAACGCCTTAACAAGGCCGTCAATGCGGTCAGACAGAATATCAAGCTCCATAGCCTGATCCTGATACAGCACGAAGTCCGGCACCGGGACAAGGCTATCGCTTGTCGTGGTGGCGTATAGGGGCTTTGGGCAAGGGAAAAAGCCCTCAAGACCCAACGGATCATCCCGAACGTCGATAAACTCAGGCAGGCCCTTGGACAGCCAGTAAACCTTGAGCGTTTCCTTGTCCCACAGCTCGCAAATCTTTGCCCGGTTGTAGGTTTTCTTTGACTCGTTGTAAGCGTTCAGCGGTTCCGGCCCCTGATCCATTGGGATTTGATTAGCTTTTTCTTCGCCGAACCGCTCGATGAGTGCTTCCTTGGTCATGTAGACCCAGCGCCACACACAGGTCACTTCTTCCCATGTACGAGCCGTTGCGTGCCCAAAGTCGCGCCAGTGAACGTAGTCAACCGGGGCGCATTCGTAATCAATTTCTTCAGGAACGTCGCCAAGCTGGTTAGCAATCTCGCCCGCTTCAACGTCCTCGGTCACTTGCAAGCCATCGTCAGGGATGTCCTGCGCCTTTACGTGAGGCTCGTAACGTGCCCATGCCACGCCACGGCCACCAAGGAACCGATCCTCGACGCAATAACGCATCGTGTTCCTGAAATCAGGGTAATGCTCGATTTCATAGTCGATGGCGCGTTCAATCAGCAACGAACCAACCCGGCTGACAGGATCGTTGTCGCCAAACCTGCGAGACACATCCGCCTTGGGCAGCTTTGCGTAAACGGCAGGGATCAACGTCTGTACGTTTGACCACAGAATATTGAACTTTGCCGTTTCATTGCCCGTCTGCCCGCGAGTGTCGTCGCGGTAACGCTTCAAAATCTTTTTAACGCGAGCATTCCATTTAGAAAACTCGTTGTCATAGCTGCCGATGGTCGACAGGTACTTTTGAAGCTCGGTTGCAGGTTCCATTTTTTAATCCTTATTTCGTGCGCTGATTGCCTTGGCTTTTGACTTGGCATCAGCCTTGCTAGACGCTCCCCATGCCCTAAGCGCAAGGGCTAGTCGCGTAGGCTTTCCGTCTTTTTCCATAGGCCCCGGCATATTGCCCATGCGAGCAAGGAAAGACGCCCGTCGCGGGTTATCGCCAGACTTCACGGGAGGCTTCAGCGTGCCACCCGTCTCGGCCTTGTAACTGGCACGGCCCTTAGCGTTCAAACCGCCTTTGGGATTCTTGCCCTCTTTACGAGTCCATGCAGCAGTCATTATTTACGCTCCAAAATCCTAGCTTTCTTTTCCTCGCCGGGAAACACGACAAAGTTGCGAGTGCCGCTACCGCCATCTCGACTACCAGCATCTAGGTACTTGATGCCGGGGGAGCCATAAGACCGCAGCAGTTCTGATGCCGCTTTATCCCCGCCTTTCAAGGCCGATAGCAAAGCGTATGCGCCGCCGCCCGTGTCCATATTTGGAACGTACTGAGTCGCCTTGACTAACGCGAGGAAATCATCAGCGTCATTTTTAAACGCTCCGCTATCGCGGCTGATCCCATATTCAAGTGGCATTCGCTTTAGCGTGCCGCTTATTTGCTGAATCGACTTTGCAGACTCAAGCCTAACTGCTTCCTGAAGCAAATCACGTTTAGCCCAATCTGCAACACCGGCCCCCGCCGCCATCTTCCTAACTTTTTCCGCTGCGGCCCTGCCTAAAGACTCAGGAGTAACCCCAAGATCAGAAATCGCCTTCCTCACGCTCTCCGGCTGCTCACTCAACGGCTTATCCCAATCAAGCATACGGTCAATCATCTCGTCGGGGAGGTCTACGTGGTAGAATCTGCCTTTGCCTTTGTCGTTATATGCGGCAAATAGCTCTGCCAGCTTCTCCTGCGGAATGTCTCGCGTCGATGCGTTGGCGTTTTGAAGCCTGCGAGCGGCCTGCATTGGGTCAGTGCTGGCGCTTGCTTGTCTATGGAATTCGCCCCGCGCCCCTGCGGTTAGCTTGATTCCCCTTGCCTCTGCCTCTGGCCCTAGATCGAACGCCTTATAAGCATTCTGTACCTGATACCCCTTTGCAACGTCAGGATTCTCCGCAAAATACAGCCCGTGCCCGTAAGCCTGCGCCCCCTCACCCGTGCCTATCTTGGATGCGTCAAACTCGCCGAGCGGATTGGCCTCTGTAGCGGGGAAGCGGTGCGGGGTGCCGTGGTAGACGTCTAGCTCCTTCATCATGGGCCTTTGCATCAGCGAGCGCGGATTTAGGTACTCGCCAGCCACCTGACCAAGCCCGATCGGGCCTGACGTCGCTTGCTGTCCAACAGACTTCAGCGCTTCTGCAAGCATCGCAGGATTCTGAACGACTTGTTTCCCGGCCTGATACATGGCTTTGCCGGATTCAATCGGATGCCGCGCAAGCTGGTATGCGCCCTCAAGCTGGCTTTCAAATCCACGGCCAAGGCCAATGCTAAGGTTTTCTAGATAGTCGCCAGCAGATAGCGGCTGTTCAGGCTGCGACGCACGGTTGCCAAACAAATCAGCAAGCGCAGCGTCAGCCGTCGTCAACGCTTGACGACGCTGTTGCTGAAATGCCAAAGCGTCTGCCAGCTTGTTGGCCATGATTAGGCAGAGAAGATGCCGACAGCCACAACGCTTGCGCCTGCGCCCGTGGTCACCTTCCACGCTCCGCTGCTCGAGCGCATATTCATCTCGATGCTGTACACGCCGACCGGAGTGTTAGCAGGAACAATCGCAATCGACGTTGCATTGTCCAGAATGGTCACCGTGCCCGTAAGCGACGTACTAACGGTGACAATCAATCGATGCAGGTAATCGCCCGTCGCGCCCGTCCCGCCAAGCACCTGTGCAGTCTGCGACGCTGCAACTGTTTCATACGGATACGCATAAGGATAGCTAACGCCGCTCATATTCTTGCCCTCTTAGGTTGTGCGCTCTCATGGACGCGCCACATATCATTCAAAGTTACTTCGTTTTGATCGCCAACAATCAAAACTTTGGCCTCAACAGGCTTAACTGGCTTTGGCTCGGCCTGCCACGCAACGGCCAGCATTCTAAACGCATCTGCCGGATGTGAGCACCAGTCATGGCGAGGCGTCTGCCTGAAAGCCCTCTTATCCTCGTCATACTCGCGTTGATACTGACGCAACGCCTCGAGGCCATCGGCGCACCGTTCCACGTGAAACCAGCACCTCGGCAGCATACGCCTGACAGCCTGAATGCCGTCCTGAACGCCAAGGTCAGGAACGATAGTTAAGTTGGCAAGGCCAAGGAACTCGGCCATCTGCTCGATGATGGATTTACCACCAGAAGCAAGCGTCTTTGCCCTCGCATCGTGGGGCAGATGGTGTTTGCCATAGCGGTATGGCTTGGTTAACACCGTCTCTGCCAGCTCTCGCACCGTAGCGCCAGACACGGCATGGAAGTCCAGAATATGAATTTCGCCACGCACGACTTGGTACCACCAGATAGCGGTGTCGTCGCGGTAACCTAAGTCCCACGCAGTATGGACGGGCACGCTGGGATCGTAAGGAACGTCACAGATCCGACCTTGATCCCCGGCTTGGCGCATCTCTGTGCCGTAGATTGCACCGACGATAGCCGCCTCGAAACTGCATTCGTATTCTTGAAGGAACTGGTCTTCAGATACCTGCGCCCTTGCCGCTTCTAGCTCTGTCTCAGGCAGCAACCCGGACTTGCTGGCAGGCAAGGACATGAAAAACCAATCGGGGCTTTCTTTGGCTGTTTTGACGATCTCCCAAAACTGATTCTTGCCCTTTGGCGTGCCCATCATCACAGCCCACCCCTGCTTATCTGACAGGGCAGGCCGAATAACCAGCGGAAACACGCTAGGCTTCCAGTCGCCAAACTCGTCGCAGATGATGCCGCAAAAGCCAAGGCCGCGCATCGCGTCAGCATTGTCGGCACCGAACAATCGGATCACGGCCCCATTGACCAAGGTAATCTGAAGTTCAGCTTCGTTGGTTGACTTGGTTATAGGGGCCGCGAATTCTTTGAGATACGCCCACGCCACGGATTTTGCTTGACTGCGGTAAGGCGCAACGTACCCGAACAATGGGTACGGCCCCTTATACGTCACGGCAGCGCGGATAATGTCATTGATGGCTGCGACGGTCTTACCGCCTCGACGATGCACGACAAGCGCGGCCCACCTCTGCGTCCTGTTATGGAACGGCAGAAAGGCTTTGCGCGGCCTGTACGGTATCGTGAAGTCAGCCATCAGACTCAAGCCAGCGGACAACGATCTCTTGAGGCTTACCGTCCTGTCCAGTGACCTCAGTGCGAGCCAGCTTCGGAACGTGGTACTCGATCACAGTCTGGAACAGGGTAAACGCCTTCTCAGGGTTAGGCGGCACGAGCCACTTTCCAGACTCGCCTTGTACGCCATTAGCGACCTGATCCAGCCACTCTTGCAGCCTTGAGGCATTACCATCAACAAACTTGCCAATCGCTTCTCGGGCTTCCTGAGTCGCCTTATTGGGCATTCCCTTTGGCCTGCCGGGGCCAGCTTTCAAGTTAGGGTTAGGCATGATTTGTTAAGTTTCAAAAAGTTCCTGTGGGGAAATTTTTAAATTTTACGTGTCGTCGCGTCGAGGCATTCGCTTCATAGCTTCTGCCAGCTTCTTGCCCTTATCGGCTTGGTTGTACTCACGAGCTACGGATTGAGGAATGCCTGCCCGTTTAGCAAACTGGGGATCATGAGCAGCAGCGGCCATGAAACGGCGCTGTTTGTCGCTGTGGCTAGGCATTACTTAATCCTTTTTGCTTCTTCGTTATGCAGCTTGATTGCGTAATCCGTAGAGGCTTTTGGATTTTTGAAAATCCCAAGATGTTCGCCAGTCTTTTTGTAATGGGCAATAGCTTCATCGTTTGAAACAACTTTCCCATTTACAACGGTGGGAATCAGAATTTCTCGCCCATCAATGTTTACGCCCATGCTGCGAACAGTGCTGATTGAACCGTCAGGATTCTTTACCTGCGGACGGCCTTCTAACTGGATATTTCCCGGCTCAAGCATTCCAGCGGTTACATCAGAAACCTTCTGTTGCCGCCTCAGCAAGTTTGCCAAGTCTTGAGCGTAAGGCATTATTTGAGATTCCTAAGCTTGTACAGCGTGGAATCAATCAGCTCGCTGATCTCGTCGATGATGTTTTGCAGCTGGCTTTCGTCAGGCAGCGTTTTGCGAGCGGCATCAACAAAATCTTTTATTTTCTCAAGATATTGCACCGGGTCTTTTGCCGGGGCATGAAAATCATTCGGGTATTTTTCGATGACGCTGTAGCAGCCTTGATAGGCTTCAGCCCACTTATCGGTCAGGTCTACGATGCCATCGTAGTAAGCACCCAGCGCAACGTGCTGCGCGTAAGACTTGGTTTGCAGGTGCTGGAAGTGCGTAATGGTCGCACTATGGAGCAAAACGCCAACGAATGTGGCTGCGTTTTTTTCGTACTTTGCGCTCGATTCGGCCATAGTTTTACCCCATTTTGGTACTCAAACCATGAACCGAACCCGTTTTTGTGTCAACCCTCTTTGCCGACCAGCTCTCCCTGAATCAACGGCAACGCATCCTCGAGACGCATCATCACGAGCCAGCCTTTGTGATCCGCACGCATGGCAACCACAGGGGTATCGTTAGGCCCGCAAGCCGCCTCGATCTGTTCCATGAATTCGTAGACAGCAATCTTTTTTCGGCGCTTAACTTCCCACTTGAACTGCCCAGTCTGGATGTCGTCGCCACCGTCACGGGCCTGCCCCAACTTG